ACCACAGTATCCCCACACGACCTTGACCTCGAGCGCACTCTTCTTGGCACGTTGATGCTCAGCCCAACGGCAATCAACGCCGTGGCTGACGTTCTCGTGCCTTCTGACTTTTACAGCCCTTTGCACGGAGCCGTGTTCAGTGCCATTCTCGTGCTGCGGGACAGTGGTTTGGCAGTAGACGCCACAACGGTCTATAGCGCACTCGAGAGCAGAGGAGAGGGTGGTCTTACGTCACCCTCGGCGCTGTTGCAACTGGTTGTCGATGCCGGAGTGACCACCTCAGTACCTCAGTACGCCAGCGCCATCCTCGACAAGGCGTTGCGCAGGCGCATGATAAATGAAGGCTTGGGATTGGCAGCGAGCGCAGCGAACCTTGGCATGAACGCTGAGGACATCTTGGAGTCACACCAAGCAACCGTGGCCTCTATGGGCCTGAGTGTGATTGACCGGGAACCCGATGACATGACGGTGGAGGAATTTCTTGCTCGGCCAAGAAATGAAATCTCGCCTTGGGCAGTCCACGGACTCATCAGGAAACGCCACAAGATTATGATTGTTGGCGGTGAGGGAGCAGGTAAGTCATGGGTTCTCCGATTCGTGGCAATCTGTGCCGCTTATGGCATCCAACCGTTCAGACACACCACGATTCCGCCAATTCGTACACTGATTATTGACCTCGAGAACCCAGAGGATGCCCTGTACGACTCATTCGAGACAATGCTGAAGCAGGTTCGCAAGGTCACGCCTCAACAGGAATCGCTGGCGAGACTGTGGTGGAGACCAGCAGGCATCAACCTGCGCAACCGTGTTGACGTGGCAGAACTTGAGAACGTCATCCGCACACGGAGGCCAGAGTTAGTTTGTCTTGGCCCACTCTACGCAGCGTACGAGAACACCGCCAGCGACTTCGGTTGGGAGACAGCAGCCAGAGAAGTCCAGCGAGCGTTGAAAAGCCTGATGGTGCGGTATGACTTTGGCCTGCTCATCGAAGACCACGCCCCACAAAGTGATGACAGAGGCAAGCGCCAGATGCGGCCATACGGCTCATCGTATTGGCGGAGATGGCCAGATGTTGGAATTGGTATGGAGCCCATCGAGAGCAGGCAGAACGCCTTCCGCCTCACACGTTGGCGTGGTGATAGAGTCCCAACTGACTGGCCTTCCACAATTATCCGTGGCTCTGAGATATCATCGCCGTGGCCGTTCGTGGGCAGGTGGGGAGAAGACGAGGTGTAGCACGTCAGGAGTGCTGTGCCCAAATCGCAATTTTATCCACAAGGCGCAAGGCTATGAACCGGCGCCAGCAGAACGCTGCCCTGCGAGAGTTGGATGGTCTTATGCTGCTCTTGGCAGAACTGCCCAAGTTGCGCCGGGACATTGAAACGGTCATACTCCGCAACAGATTTACCTCCGGGCAGCGCAAGCGCAAGCGTGGCGAGTTGGGAGAGATGGAAGGGAATGGCCCACCATCCCACGGAGACCCGACTGGCGAGACCGCCGTATGGGAGGAAGTTGCTGACGAGACCACGACTGTCATCAACGACCTTGTCGATGCAATCACTGCGATTACTGAAACTACCAAGGCTCTGCTTGATTTGGTGAACGTTGACACCAGCAAGAAGGTGACTCGTATTGTGCCCGACTGCCTTGCGTGTGGTGATGCTTGCGTTGGGCGTGTCATCTCTGGCTTCGATGAGAAGTGCTACAAGGCTTGGCTACGACAGGGCAGACCTGACCGTCAAGCATTCATCTTCAGTACCCAAGCCAAGTTGTCCACACCATAGAAATACAGCAATGACAAGGGATTTCAGCCTCTGGCCGTGTTTGTCCACAGGCCGCATGTGTATTGTGGTGTGTAGAGGCTCATGGGGAGTGCCTTACTGGAGGTTCTCCCATGACTGAACTCAACCGACTGTGCAATTACTGCATGGAAGACAATTGCTTGCCCGCCCGCACCGCTTGTAGAGCGTGTGGGCTTTCTTTGTCTCTCCGCAGGAGCACCAACGGTTCCAATGTTCGCCCCTCAGACCGCCAAGAATGGTGGGGACCAACCATGTCGGCCATCAACCCGGAGGACATTTTAGATGGATTTACTGTCGAAGAGGCATAGCAACCGCCAGCGACAGTGGGAAACCGACAAGGATAAACATGACGAACAAGACGGAAGCAGAAGAGCAAGCGAACCTGCAGAAGACGATTGCAGAGGCTGACGCTGCACTGGCGAACGCTGAGCACCATCGGGCAATGGCTCGAGAGGCTGACGCTCGCACACTGACCGAACAACTTGCCGCACGAGAAATGGCCTATTCCATTGAGATGGCCAAGATTGAGGCAAGGGCAGCAGAGATTGCCTTGGCCAAGGTTGAGCGTGAGGAGCGTTTGGCCAAGAGCGCTGACATCTACCACATGTCCTACACATTTGACACACCAGTCAACGATAAGACTGTGAAGAACTGCATCAAGACGCTGAGCACGTGGTCGAGAGACCAGCCCGGCTGCGACATCGACCTGTACATCAACAGCAGCGGTGGGGACATCGTGGAAGGTTTTGCACTCATTGACTTTCTCGTTGCTCTCCGACAACGAGGACACCATATCCGCACAATTGCGCTTGGTATGGCTGCAAGTATGGGCGCTGTCATCCTCCAAGCCGGTGATGAGCGCATGATTGGCAAGAACGCCGTGATGCTTATTCACGAGGGAAGCCTTGGCGCTGCTGGCTCGTATGGCGAAGTTGAAGACCTGTTGAAACTCATGGAGAAGTTGCACGCACGTGTGTACGCACTGTTCGCTGAGCGTGCCACGCCTATCAATGAGAAGACCACTGTGGCGTTTCTGAAGAAGCAGTCAAAGCGCACAGATTGGTGGCTTGACAGTGAGGAAGCCATCGCTCTTGGCTTGATTGACTCGGTATTGTGATTTGGGGAACAACATGATGTACGATGACGCTGAGGATGACCCATTCCTCTCAGGGTTTATGGAGGCTATCTTGGAGGCTGAGCAGGCTGCTCGGCAAATCCACCAGCCTGCTGACGCTGCGATGGCTTGGGCAGCAATAGCGACTGCGTACGGTGCAGTCCTGTAACAAGGAGTTGCAATGACCCTGAAGAAACTGTCTGGTTCCAAGATTGTCAAGATGGCAGTTGCCGAACTGAAGTTGCATCCCGACAACGCCCGACAGGGTGACGTTGGTGCAATCATGCAATCGCTGGAGGCTCACGGACAGTACAAGCCAATCGTGGTGCAGAAGTCCACGAACTATGTGCTCGCCGGCAACCACACCTTGCGTGCTGCTGCTGGTCTCGGGTGGGACTCTGTCGAGGCTGTGGTTCTTGACGTCGATGATGACCAAGCACTGCGTATCCTGCTCGCAGACAACCGTACTGGAGACCTTGCCTCCTACGATGACATCAAGTTGGTGGAAATGCTGACCTCGCTGTTCGAGGAGGAAGCATCGCTGATTGGTACAGGTTTCTCCGGTGATGACATGGATGACATGCTGGCCCGCTTGGAAGAGCAGACCCAGCGTGACCTTGACCTGAGCAACGTCACTGTCAACCGTCCAACCGAGCCAAGCGAACAGCAGCCCGGTGACCAAGAAGGTGTCATCATGACGCCATCGCTCACAGACTACGCAGAGCGCTACCAGTCCGCCACCACCCGTGTTCTGATGGCTGACTATTCCAACGAAGTCTATGTCTGGCTCGTGGAACAACTTGGCGACTACAGGGCAAAGCACGACCTCGAGACCAACGCTGCCGCCATCCTCCACCTTGTGGAGCAGGCCAGCGGTTTGCAGGCTCCGCAAGAAGAAGTCCAAGAATGACAAGGCTCGACACCATTGAGGTTCCACGACTCCTGACCCACGATGAGGCCAGCGAGTACGTGACAAAAGTGGTGCCCGAGATTGAAGCCAACATCACGAAGGCTGGAATCTATGTAGATTCCGCAACCAAAGAACCGTTCCTGATTTACGCACCGCTTGGTGACATGACGCCTGTTATCCGCAAGGCAATCTTGGCCATGAACATCTCGGGAGCAGGCACAGTCCGCCAGAGCACTGGTATGCGCAACATCTCTCGCACATTCGGCATGGCTCCTCGCAAGCCGTACCAGCGCCGTGAGTCCTGTCGTGCCACCTCACTGGCCTATGAGCACCCCAACGAGCACGCCGTTATGGTGGCGCTCGCAGACCAACTTGGCGCAATGATGCAGGAATACTTGCCCGAAGTGTGGAGCCACGGTATGGATGACGTGGCTGAGGTTGCGATGGAATGGCGCATGACTGACCACGTTTACTGGACTTCAGGCGTTATCAACCGCACTTCTGCCTTGCCCTACCACAGGGATGGCTTCAACTTCGATGCTTGGTCAGCAATGCCTGTTATTCGCAAGGAAACTCGTGGTGGCTACCTCGACATCCCTGAGTACGATGCAACGATTGCCTGCCGTGATGGATGGGCGCTGTTCTTTCCGGGATTCCGACTGGTCCACGGTGTCACGCCGATTACTCAACTCACGCCCGGTGGCTATCGCTACAGCGCTGTCTATTATGCGCTTCGTGGCATGAAGGACTGCTTCTCGTATGCAATGGAGGCCAGCGAGGGTGGGAAGCGCCGCACCGACAGGGAAGACCACCTTGCCAAGGCAATCAAGGGCGAGGAAGACTTCCGAGTGTCTCCTGCTGTGAATCGGTTGGGTTATCTCAGGACCAATGACTTGGACATCAAGGCGTGATTACTGAGGCGCCAGACTCCATTTGGACTGACTACGCCAAGTTTCATGCTGGTCAAGCCTCATCGCAAGACCTTGACCCGGTGTACCCGGTGCTCAGGACCATTGGCGATTTGCTTGGCCTCGACAAGGAATCTCGAGTTTGGTTGACGTTCCTGCACGTTGCGTACTATCACATGGGTTCTGCACTTCGTGTGTTCCAAGAATTCCCCAAGCCCGGTATCCCGCAAGAATCGCTGCTCAAACTGCCAACCGGCACTGAGCGACGAGCCCACCGGGTGCCAAAGAAGTTGGAGATTCACTTCAACTCACTGTGCGGAATCGCTGACGGCAACAACGGTCTGTCAGGTTGGGTTGATAACTACATCAGGCCGAACCCCACCGCTTCTTGGAATTCTGTGGCCGAAGCCTTGACGCAACCAATCGGCAATGGCCGTTGGGCGGCATACAAGACCAGTGAAATGCTGTGGAAAGTCAACAACTACGACATGGCAGCGCCCGACATGGGACACGCCCACAGCAGTGGTCCGCGCCAAGGCTTGGAGATTCTGTTCAGTGGATTGCCCACCGGGAACAAGCCAAGTGATGTCCGAATCCTCGACTCCGCATCTGACGTAACCATCAAGCGCTTGTCCTCGTATGGGATAACCGCAGCAATGGAAGAAGCAGAGACCAGCCTGTGCGACTTCCACGCACTGGTAGAAGGCAGATACTATGTGGGTCACGACATCGACCAGATGCTCGAGCAACTCTACAAAGTGCCATCTGACCTGTCCTCGTTGGCGCTTGATGCTCGCAGCCAAGTGTTTGACCACGCCTACCTTGGCGAATTGAACAATTGGCAGGGAATCCAGAAGGAACGCAAGCGCATCTACCGTGACACCAAGGTGGTGGCGCTGCGATGAACATGCGCTCCACCACGATGGATGAGAAGGAAACCGTGGCGGCAGTGGTCAAAGCCTGCGGCAAAGAGGTCAAGACGTACTTTGACATCCGCAATCTGAATGATTATTTCCAAGCAGGCCACGTGTGGGTCATGGAAGACAACGACGAGATGGTGGCGTTTGCTGTGGCCGTACCACTCAAGAAGTCTCCTGTGGTCAGTCTCTATGAGATTGGCGTCAAGCCCGAGCACCGTAGGCGTGGAATACTCACACTGATGCTCAACCACCTGCGCTCGGTGCACCCTGACCGCCTCATCAGGCTGGTGGTGGGTGAAACCAACATCGAGGCCAGAGCAGCGTACCTTTGTCGTGGATTCCGTGAGGTGGGGACTTCAGTGACCCGCAAGGGGCAGTTCATCGTCAAGATGGAGTTGCCAGCATGAGCAATCTAATCGTGGTAGGAGCAGGGATTGCCGGCTCTTCAACAGCACGTGTCGCACGCAGCCTTGGCTGGGATGTCACCGTGATTGACCCTCACCCTGAGAACGCTGCATCGAGAGCAGCCCTAGCAACCATCCGACCAACATGGTTCGACAAGTCTGGCAAGGCTCTCGCAGCCCAATCGTGGGAATGGTACAAGGCTTGGGGAGCAGCCATCTGCCAGACAGCAGTAGTCACAGACTGGCGCAACCTCACCCACCGTACGCAGAAGGACTGGTGGATGGTTGACCCGTTCTTGCCACTGGTCCAGCCCGACATCCGTGCAACCGTTACCGAGATTTGTGACGGAGAGGTGTCTCTCGACAACGGAGACGTGCGCAAGGCTGATGCCGTGCTGAATTGTGCAGGACTGCTGTTCACGAGCACCTCGACACTGATGCCCGGAGCAACGCTGGTGAGCGAAGACGCTGTGATGGACGCTGAGCCACTCCGTGTGCACCAACTACGCCCATATCACACGCTGACTGTTGGGAAGATTGGCGAATACGTCAGGCTTGGCTCCTCAATCAACAAAGACCAAGCCAAGGCCAACGATGAGGTGTGGAAGATGTTGGCGCAGGCAGAAGATGTCGGCATTGTCCAACCGGGAGCACACTGGCGCTTGATTGAAGGCAAGCGTGTTCGGCAACCGGGCAATGAACTCCTGTACCCGGAAAAGGGCAAGACTTCAACAGCACTTGGCTGCTTGGCACGAACAGGCTACGCATTTGCTCCAGCAATCGCACATGAATGGCTGACTTCACTATGAGGTCTGTCTATCTCATCGGAGCACCCGGTAGTGGGAAATCGTCTCTAATGGCACTCGCTTTGTCGGAGTGGCACGAGGTGGCACGTTCCACCCAACCTATCAAACACGTCATTCTCGAGCGTTCTCGTCAATCTCTGGTGCAACTCGGGTGGCCTCGAGAACCGTTCTCGGGAACCGATACGCTTGGCTATTCCGCCATCAACCAGATTGAGGCATGGCTTCCATCACTCGTGCGAGAAACGCCACTCCTCGTGGCTGAAGGCGACAGGCTTGCGAACGACAGGTTCATGGATGACCTGAAGAGCGTGGGACAACTTGACATCGTGTATCTCGACACGCCAGTTGACGTCGCACAGGAACGCAGGGAACGCAGAGCAAAGCAGCATGGTCTCGAACTCCAGAACCCATCGTGGGTGGCTGGAAGGGCAACAAAGGCTGCAAATTTGGCACTTCGGCACAACGCCACGACGATTGACGGCACGATGCCCTTGGAAGAACAGGCCAAATTGTTGCGTGAGGTCATCGGAGGCTGATTATGCCAGCCGTTAGTGGTATCTTGACACTATGAGCAACTTGACACGGCCACCTGTCCCGCATGGGGCAAATGGGGACTTCCTGAGGACTCCTGAGCAGATTGCTCGTGACCAACGTGCTGCTGACCTGCGTTCGATGGGATTCACCTATCAGCAGATTGGCGACCAACTTGGAGTTACAAGGCAGGCCGCACATCAAGCCGTGCAGCGTGCGATTGCTGACCTGCCCAAAGAAGGCGCAGCAGACGTGCTCGAGATGGAATTGACCAAACTCGACAGGCTGGAACGGTACTATCACACCGTTCTCAACAAGACTCACGTGAGGGTGGGGAACAACGGCAAGGTTGTCCATGACGATGATGGGAACCCTGTTATAGATGAGGCTCCTCGCATGGAGGCCGCAAACGGCATCCTGAAGGTGCAAGCGCAGCGTGCAAGACTTCTTGGGCTCAATGCCCCGGTACGGAACGACATTGTGATTTATGATGTCGAGCGTGACGCAATGAAGATGATTGAGGCACAAATGTATGCACTAAAGGTGGTTGGCCTTGACCCTGCTCAACTCGAACGCTTCAGAACCGCTTTCATCACCGCTCTTGACGGCGGTGAGGGACAAGTTATTGACGCCGAATGGACCCCAGCGTAGATGGTGGTGCCCTGACAGGGAATGCAACGGTGAGCCGCACGAAGGTGGATTTCACTGGTGCGCTCATCCACTTGAAGGCCCGCACAATCACTTCTGCCGACACGCCAGACCTTCACAGCGTCCACCCGAATGGGAATGGCTCGTATGGCTGTTCTCTGGTGGCCGTGGGACTGGCAAAACTCGAGCAGGCGCTGAGTGGGTGCTGGACCAAGTGTGGAATCAGGGCAAGAAGCGCATAGCGATTGTGGCACGAACACCGGCTGACGCTCGAGACGTCATGATTTATGGCGATTCCGGCATCATGGCCTGCAGTGAGCCGCACGAGCGCCCGATGCACGAGCCAACCAAGCGAAGGCTGATTTGGCCCAACGGCGCACAAGCGTTCACCTACTCAGCAGCAGCCCCGGCGCAGTTGCGTGGACCGCAGCACGATGCCGCTTGGTGTGACGAGACTGCAGCATGGTTCGATGCACGCAAGGGAGACACACTCGATACCAGTTGGAACAACTTGATGCTGGGCTTGCGCCTCGGTGAGCACCCCCAATGTTTTGTGACTACGACACCAAAGCGTGTGCGTCTCATCCGTGAGATTATGGAGCGTAAGAGCACCGCTATCACAACAGACACCACCTACGCCAATCTTCAGAACCTTGCTGCATCGTTCCGTGAGCAGGTTGTGGCCTCGTATGAGGGAACCCGAATTGGAAGACAGGAACTCATGGGCGAATTGCTGACCAACGTGGATGGTGCCCTGTGGGACTTGGAGAAAATCGACAGTCTGAGAGTTGAGTTGGCAGCGTGAACATCAGTCTTTCCAACATGAGGCGCATAATCGTGGCAGTTGACCCGGCCACCACGTCTGGCGATAATGCAGACGAGACAGGCATCATCGTGGTTGCTGAAGGCCCGCACATCGAATTGCCTGACGCTACTGTGATTTGCAAGGCTGCGAACTGCCGCAAGCACGCCTACGTGTTGGATGACCAGAGTGGCAAGTACACCACCGATTCTTGGGCACGTGTCGTAGCACAGTGCTTTCACAAGTGGGGAGCAGACCGCATTGTTGCTGAGGGCAATCAAGGCGGTGAGATGGTTGAGGCTGTTATTCGCACAGTGTTCCCCAACGCTCCAATCAAGCGTGTCCACGCTCGACAGGGCAAGCGCACCCGAGCAGAACCTGTTGCAGCCCTGTACGAGCAAGGCAGGGTGCATCACGTTGGCTCCTTTGTGATTCTTGAAGACCAACTCACGTCATGGACCATCGACAGTGGGGAGTCACCTGACAGGCTTGACGCTTTGGTGTGGGGAATCACAGAACTTGGCATGACGTCAGGGACTGGCGGTAGGGAATGGCTTGAGTCTCTTGCACCTCCGTGCACGTACTGCGGGCAACCCAATCCCAACACAGCGACTGCCTGCTCAAAGTGCGGCTCTGCACTTACCCCTAGCGTTGACGGAGACACCCCTAGAATTGACGAGGAAGCGTTCAGCCTGACTTCTGGCGTAATCGCCCAGCCAAGCATTCCTCGGCCATTCGAGCAAGACGTGCTCGATGCAATCAAGCAGTATGGGCCTGCAAGTTTCCAACCGTTCCAAAGACGTGGGTGGTAACGACTGTGCCTTTGCAGATTGGTACAGTTATTCCAAGACACTTCACGCATTGCGACCTCGGGTGCTATCCTGCACTCAACACCGCAGGGTGGGCTAACGGTATGCCACCAGCCTCATGCGCTGGTAATGCAGGTTCGATTCCTGCCCCTGCCACAACGATTGACAACCCATAACACGAGACCCTTGGAGGGAACACAACATGGCCATTCCCATCCTCGGTAAGCGCAGGGAGCGCAAGCAGGCTGACATCGACACAGCCGTGGAGAAGGCGCTGACCCCTGCGATTGCACAGGCAATGGCACAGGTGCAGGCTTCCAGTGGCGCAACGTACAACCTTGCGCAGCGTGGGACATCCAACCCGAGCAGCCCCTTTGCTCAAACAGGTGGCTACGGTGGAGCGTTCAACCCCTTGCCTCGTGGCGAGGACACGTTCAACAGCCTCTTTGGTCCGGGATACCCACTCATCCCAGACCCGTTGGACCAACTTGGCGAAGACGGCAGAAGCCTGCCACGCCGTACACAGTACCTTGTCGCTGCCAACCTCCAACTCATTGACCGGCGTGTGCCGTGGTCAGTGTTGAAGGGCATTGCCGATGACGTTGACATTGTCCAACGCTGCATTCAGATTGTGCAAGACGCCATCGTAGGCAGGGTATGGTCATGGAACTACAGCCCGCAAATCATCAACCAAATCACGACTGAGTCAGGAGTCTCCAACTCCGCTGCAGCAATCAAGATTGCTCGTGAGAAGTACGGCGATGAACTGCAGCGAGTACAGGAATTCTTCCAATACCCTGACAAGCGCATGGGTTTCACGTTCAGCCAGTGGCTGACGGACATCATCTACAGCCACCTTGTTTACGATGGAATCGTTGTGTATCCGCAGTACAACCTTGGCGGTGAACTGGAGTCACTCACGACGATTGACACCAGCACAATCAAGATTCTGTTGGACAATCAAGGCTTCATCCCACGCCCGCCAAGCCCTGCGTACCAGCAGATTCTGTATGGCTTCCCACGTGGTGAGTATCTTGCTGAAGACGTTGACCAAGATGGCAGCATTCCCAAGGGATACAGGCAAGACCAGTTGGCCTACTACATCCGCAGGCCGCACCCCAGCAACATCTACGGCTACAGCCAAGTTGAGGAATGCGTCAATATCGCCACGCTCTACATGCAGCGTCAAGCGTGGATGCACAGCGAATACACGCACGGAGCCACGCCACGCCTCATGATTGAGACGGCAGGCACGGAAACATGGACTCCCGAGCAACTGGCCTACTACGAACAGATTATGAATGACCGCCTCAGTGGTCAGACACAGCGCCGACAGCAGATGTTCATGTTGCGCCCCGGTATGCACGCACAAGAACTGCGGCAGATGGACGAGATGTACAAGAGCACCTACGACGAGTGGCTCATCACGCAGATGGGCTCCAAGTTTGGTGTGCCGTTCTCACAACTCGGTGTCATGGGGAAGTCAAGCCTCGGGAATCCCAACGCCTCCAAGGAACAGGGAGACCTTGCTGCGATTTTCACACACGATGCGCTCGTCAACTTCCTCATCGACTGCATCAACGACATGGCACGCCGGTTCCTCGGTGTCGGCCCAGAACTCACAATTACTTGCACTGGCGGTGGGTCAGACCAAGACAACCTGACGAGAGCACAGTCCGATGCAAGTGACGTGAGCGCAGGTATCCGCACCCGCAATGAGGTTCGTGCCGAGCGTGGCATTCCCTTGGTGTCGGAGCCTGAGGCAGACCAGTTGGGAATCACGACTGGCCAAGGAGTATCATTCCTTCAAGGCCAACTTGCTCAGCAACAGGCAGCAGCCGCAGCCGCAGCAGCGCCTCAGCCAGCAGAACCGGCTCCAGCACCGGCACAGGAGGAACAGGGTGGAAGTGGCATTCAAGGTAACAGTGGACGCCAGCCAAGCCCTGCAGGAACTGGAGAGGCTGAAGCAAGCCCTGCTGGAAGTAGCACTGTTAGCACAGCAAGTCAACAACCCAAGTCATCCCCCGGTACCGAATCAAATGGCTCTACCAAGGTAGAGACACCTGAGGTCAAGCCCAAGGTTGACGAGAAGCAACCAGAGACTGCTGCTGAGAAGGAATTGGCCATATTCGCCAAGTTCGCCAAGGCACGCATCTCCAAGGGAACGTGGCGAGACTTCAATTTTGAGCACCTCGATGATTACGAGGCAGCAGAACTGAACGCCGCAGGAGCCATCGGAGATTGGGAATTCATCAAGGCTCAATCCAAGCGCAACGATGACAGACCAGTGAAGGCCGCAGGAATTCTTGTGCGGGCAAAGGACACTGGGCGAGTGTTCCTCGTTCAGAGGTCACAATAACCCTGTAAAGAACAGAAAGATTGCGATGACCGACACTTCCAACAGCAACATCGGCATCACTGCCGGCATGTGGGAATTGCCCGGTGGTCGCATCGACCCTCAAGAGACGCCAGCAGAGGCAGCACTCCGAGAGTGGCAAGAGGAGACTGGACTGGAATTTCCAGACGGTGAACTTGCTGCTGAGTGGACCACCCCTGACGGCTCGTACGTGGCCTACGTGTGGGAGATTGACTCAGAGGCAATGCTGCCTCCGAGCGCCAACGGTGACAGGAATGAGCCCACGCACTGGTGGGACATCGAACACATCGTTGGCAATCCAGCCATTCGAGGCAAAGTTCGTGCCCTGCCTCTTGAATCGCTGCTGTCGCAAGCAAACACGGCTATCCACAAGGTAGCCAAGGAATCCGGCAATCCCCAAGCCCTCATCGACTGGTATAACGCTGGCGCCGATGGGCAAATTGAGTGGGGCAGCGAGGGTGACTTCAATGCTTGTGTTGCGGTTGCTGGCCAATACATCGATGACCCTGAAGGTTTCTGCCAACTGCGCCACATTGACGCTGTCGGTGGTCCTGCAGGCAGCGAAGGCAAGAAGGGTGCTGAAGACAGGGAGCGCAACGCTCGTGGGGAATTCACCAGCGGTGATGCCCTCACGGACAAGGTCATTGAGGCTTCAAAGGACAATCTCGGCAGCGATTCCAGAGTGGAATGGGTGCCAATCGAACAGATTGACCGCATGAAAGAGGCAGACCGGGCAAGCAGCGACCCAACTGAGGCATTCGGAGAGTCTCGAGCCACGATTGATGGGCTCAAAGAATCCATCAAGACTGAGGGATTCAGGGAGCCGTTGGTTGTTCAGTATGGCTCTCGTGACCGCTACGCATACCTTGGCGAAGGCAACCACCGCCTTGCAGCAGCCAAAGAACTTGGCCTGACCCACGTGCCTGTTCGTGTCAACAAGTATGGGCCTGAACTGGAAGGGCACAAAGGCGCTGTCCAAGTGCCCGGCTACAAGACTGACCCTGAAGACCCTTACAACCACGTGCCCGGTGACATGAAGCCATCGGACATTGGGCTCGACACCCTTCAAGGTGCGAAGAAGGCAACCGATTATGAGCACCTTATCTCTGACCGCAAGGGTGAGCCTGACGATGAAGACCTGTACAACCGTGTAAAGGCTGAAGCAGCCAAGAAGTTTGAGGTTTTCCCATCCGCAGTTGCAAGCGGTTGGATTGTGCAGGAATACAAGCGTCGCGGTGGCACGTACTCCAAGCCTGCGGAGAAGGCAGCAGAAGACACCTTTACCCCACCTCAGTCAGTCCGTGACGCCGCACAGCGAGCACTTGGTTGGCTCAAAGAAGGCAAGCAGGGACAGGGATTCACTGACACTGGCCGTAAGCGTGCGAGTGACCTTGCCAACGGACATGCTGTGTCCTACACAACCGTGAAGCGCATGAAGGCATTCTTTGATAGGCATCAGCCCGACAAGAAGGCCACTGGTTTCAATGCCGGTGAAGACCGATATCCCACTCCGGGCAGGGTTGCTTGGGATGCTTGGGGAGGAGACGCTGGCTACAGTTGGGCAACAGGAATTGTGGAGCGCACGGAAGCCAAGAAGTCTCAAGCCGACGATGTCCGCAACCTGCTTGGCCGAGATGCGTACCCTGACGATAAGGCATTCGTTCTTGGCGTAGATGGCGTTCAACAGGTGGCGCTTGATTACTTCGGACAGCCACGCATTCCGTTGGCTGACGGTGAAGCGCTAGTCATCCCGGAGACCCCTCTAGAATTGTTCCTAAGCGATTCTCCCTATGGGTTGGCAGACTCGGGAGGAATCCTGACTGTCGAGCAAGAGAGCGCAATTTACGAGGCTCTCGGAGCAAAGGCTGTTATTACTGAGCACATCGTCTTCAAGGAATTTGATGAGTCTTCTCATCCACGTGTCCCTGCTGGCGAAGAAGGCGCTGGTGAGTTCGAGGGTGACAATGGAGGCAAGACAAAGAAGCCTCGAGACACCCGCAGCCGCAGCAGCGTCAAGACAGACACTTCAATGGCATTCCGGCATGCCAAAATCTTCGGAACGCCAACGTACGTGCCAATGTTGTCCTACAGGTTCAAGAAGGTTGAGCAGATTGCCGCAGCCAAGATTCTGGCAGCGCCTGTTCCTACCAAGGCGGACATTGAGCGCAACAGGGAACTCATTGCTCGCAGCAAGCGCCAAGGTGGAGACCTTCGTGGCGGCAGTGCTGCCCGGCATGCAAGCGTTGCAAAACTCTTGCGTGATTTTGGGGATGGCGAGACCTGCCCCTGTGTTCACTGTGGCGTTGTAATCGACAAGAGAACGTGCACGAGAGACAAGATTTACACAGCAGAAGAAGGTGGTCGCTACATCTACGAGAACCTGCTACCTTCTTGCGAGTTCTGCAATAAGAGCAGAAACGATGCACCTATCTGGGGACAACGCTTGGGCAAGTTGGCAGCACGCTTGAGAAACAAGTAGAAAGACTGACAGTAATGGGCGAAGCGTTGGGCAGGGTGCTTGGATGGGATAGGCGTGACAGCGAGGGTGGACCTTTGCTGGATGGCCTGACCGAGTACATCCAAGGCCAATTGACTGTGCTCGAGTTGCCTACTTGGGACCACACTGGCACTGTAAAGCGCACCTTCATTGGCAACATTGAGGTTGACTCAAACACGGTCACGCACGTGCAAGACCTTGATGAGCAGGTCAATGACCTCAACAAGACCTTGGCCGATATGGCTGAGTTGTTGAAGGAATGGGATGAGTCAAAGCACCCACGTGGCGTAGGTGGCAAGTTCGGAGACGGTGGTGGCTCTTCCAAGCCTGCTGCTCTCGCCAAGGCAATCGAGCAGATGTCTGCTTTTATCAAGGCAAACCCGGCCAAGCCTGTGCGCCCAAAATGGTCTGACCACGGTATCCACAAGTACACTGACGCTATCGTGGCTCACTACACGCCACTCATCAAGCAGGCAATGGCCTCATCGTTGCCGGACACCAAGAAGATTGCAGCAGAAGCCCTGAGGCGTTCTCCTTCGGCACTAAAGGCAGAAGGAATTGAGCCGGGCAAGATTGTTGGTGAAATTGTCAGCACGAAGGATGCTGGGCGTGCTTCTGGCTCAGAAGAGGTGGCTCGACGTCTCGACCAAGCATCAAACGCCCACATTGCGATGGATGCTCTCAATGAGGCCAAGATTCGAGCACAGGAACTTGCAAATCTGTTGCGAGACCTGTACGTAGACAGCAGCCTTGCCGCCACCAAGGTGGTTGAGGAGCAACTTGGCATCGACATGACAAGTATCAGCAAGTTTGGACAGGCTCTGGCCAATATGGATTGGTCAGCGTGGAAGCCCGGAGACCCTGCCGCAGCAGCAAATCTTGACGAGAAGACACTTCAGGGATTGCTTGACCAAGCCAACGTGACCATCAAAGACTTGGACGAGACAACAATTAGCCGACTTCAAGATGTCCTGAGCGAAGGCTTGACCAACGGCGATTCCGTGGACTCGATGGCGCAAGGCATGAACGAGGTGCTCGATGACCCCGCCAGAGCAGACCTGATTGCCCTGACGGAAACAGCACGAGCGCAATCTGATGCGACGATGGAAGGGTACCAAGATGCTGGTCTCGGCAGGTGGGAATGGCTCTCGGAAGACGATGAGCGCACCTGCGACCCTTGCGTTTCCAATGACGGCATGGTGTTCGATGTTGGCAATGATGACCCAAGGCAACCCCTGCACCCACGTTGTCGCTGCGTAATGCTGCCGGTTGTGGATGCTTTTGCCGATGACAACTCACTCAACACAGTCTCGCCAGAGGATGAGGGTGGTCAAGACGATGGCCAAGGCTCCGAGGAGCAACCAGCCAACGGTGCTTGAACCGAGGTTGCGACGAGACACCCCTAGAATGCTCGAGGAACATCGCACCCTGTCTTCGTGCGTCGTTCGCCATCTCGAGCATTTGCGTTGCGGAGAAGCAATTCAGGCGTGGTCTCGAGCAAGGTGAACGTCTTGGATTCGCTACAGCGTTCGAGAACGGTAT